GCCAAAGTGCGCGTGCCGGTCGTGGTGCTGTTCGCCAGAGTCAGCGTGTCGGTCGTAATCGAAATGGACAGCGCCGACGAATTGAGGTTGACGATTATAACAACTGTACCTACGGGGAACGCGACAGCGGCGTTAGCCGGAATAGTCAGCGTCAGGCTGGTGCCGTTCATCAGAATCGACTTACCGCGATCCGCCAGCACCAACTGATAATTAGCGGCCTTAGAAACTGGCGGGGCTTCTCGATAGCCCACAGCGTAGTTTGTGCTAACCGAGTCGTTGTCGGGAATTAGCGGCGTGCCGGTGAACGTGGGCGAGGCAATCGGCGCATAGGTCGTTGCCGCAGCCGTCGTCGTCAGGGCGTTGGTAATGCCATACCCGGCTACCGTCGTCGGCGTGCCGGTAATCGTGGACCACGCAACGCTCTCCGTGGAGATGTCGTTGATGCCCGCGATGTCGTCGTACTCGCCGATTTGAATGTCGCACGAGTCGGTTAGCACAAAGCGATAGATCACGCCTTCTGACAGCCACATGTCCTCGGGCAGTCGTCCGCCAGAGTCAAGGATGATGGGGTTGGAGTTAGCCGTTGTGCCGCTAACAGACGTATAGGTTGTGAGTGGGGTCGTGGTGCCAGCGGCGTAGGTATAGATCTTTCCGCCCGACAGCACAGAGCCGTCATCGGTAAAGAACTGCGCCCCGGCTCCCGCGAAGGGTGAAAGATAAACGGTCATATAAATACCTGCGTCATAGTAAGGATGACTGACGGAATACCGGGATGAACTGCGGTAGCGGCTTCCGCCAAAATTTGAACAGATGTGGTGTCGGCTGCCCACATCAACTGGAGATAGTCTCCGTTTGACATAGGCACAAATATGTTCGCTGCCACAAAAACTTCAGCGTTATTGCCTTGGATACGAACTTGCGATCCAGTGTAGGGCACATCAACGCCGTTAATTCTGATCCATACCCAAAACAACCCTACGCCGCCAGAGGTTTTGTCCAACTGCAATGAAAACTGCATGTTGTAGACAGTGGGCCGAGTGACTTTGATATGCGAAGACGCGGCCGGGTCTATGTACACGCCGTAGTTGTTTGACGTGTTGTTAAATGTAATTGGATACGGTGTGTTAGCCGCCGCCGCTGTTTGTATGGACGTTGAAAAAAACGCTCCGTAATTAACAGGATTTGGCTCAAACCGAGGCGGTCCTTTTTGCAAATCGTCCAGTTGCCCCTTGACCACCGCCAACTCGTCTTCGGTGTTAGACGACAAGGAAGGCGTCAATTCAAGGTCAGCAATAGTGGTCTGCGTAGTGCCGCCACCCGTCAACTGGTACTGGTTGTTGAGAAACCGGAACCACTCACGCGAAATCAGCCCGGTGCGCTCGTCAATAAACGGCACACGCGGGGCAGGGATTTGCGTGATATTTACGGTCACGACGCAGTACCGCTCAGTTGCAGTTCGGCGCCCATGATGGCGACCTTAACCGGATCGGTGCCGCTAATCTCGTACACGCGGTCACGCAACTTCAAGGTCATGCCAAGGCGACGGAAGATGGCGCGAGTGCCGTACTGGCCTGTGCGGCCCATAGACACCGTACGCTCGCCGTTCCAAGTGTGGCCGCCGTCATCTGACCAGCGCAGCATTAACTGCGGATTCGCGCCTGTAACAATAATATTGTCAACTGCTAGACTTACGCCGTCATCTTGAACTACGCCCAAGATATTGTTGCAAGTTTCCGTTTCAACATCTTCGGGAACTTGAGTTCCAAGATTTGCAACCAACTGAGGATTGCCGGTCTCAGTGTTAATGATGACTTGCGTTTCAGTCGTAATCTCTGTAGCCGGGTCAAACGCGTCTACACCCGGCAAGCCAACGCCCGTCTCGCAGTCAATCTGGAGCGAGTGGTGAGCGGTGCGCTTTAAGTCATTGCCGCCGGTTGGCAACGCACGCCAAGACCGTAGCCACTTCTGCGTAACGCCAGCGTCGGAGTACGTGTCCAAATCAAACGCATATAAACGACCGTTTTGGTAATCACCAATAATCGGCTTTCCGTTGAACCGCGCATGGCAGTTGCCACGGTGACGCTTGAAATCGCCGTTGCGGAACCCGGCACGTTCGTGCCATGAGCCTGTCGCAGCGTCAAACACCCACGTTGTATCAGCGTTCGTAAAGTTCAGCACGTAGAACGTGTGACCGTCCTGCTGATACGTGTAGCCCACTGCGTCGGCAAGGTGGTTGTAACTCTGAATGGCAAACTCAACGGCGTGCGTTGAGATACGAGAGCCTGTGTAGCCTTCTGCTCGATACACGATGCCCTGACCCCGAGCGTCTGCGCCGAGCCAAAAGACGGAGTTGTCCATCTTGGCGACCGAGTACGGCGCAATACAGCCGATCTCGTTATAAGCGCCTTGGATGCGGGTGAGCGGAAAGTCGGCGTCGCCGGAGTTGTACCAGACCTCCACGGAGTTCGTGCCAAACAGCCACGCCTCTCGATGGTCAATGATCAGGGATACTAGCCCGTCTGGTGAACCCTCAGCGCTTGCAAAATCCAAGGGGTCTACTGACAAGCCATCCAATAGGCTTGTGACCCAGACGCGTTGCGAGTTCGGCTCGTTAAATACAAAGTAACCGTCAAGGTAGCCAACCGTTACCGCACCCGGAAAGTCGGGGTCAGTGATTTGCTGGAAAGCATCCGTAGCAGTGTTGTAAATATATCCATCTGGATTAGCAGCAATAAAAATTTGCGTGCCGTTATCAGCCATAGACACCGGGCCAGTTCCAGATACAACCCCTAATGCGTTAGAAACGGAAACTTCTAGCAGGATGCTGCTGTTATCCTCTAGCAGCACCAATGAATCGTCTTCTAGCAATAACTGACTTAATTGATCGGGCGCATAGTTGGAGCCTAACTTGTAGAACTCGTTGCCCGAAACGACGTACAGAAAATTACCCAGCGACCACAAGCCACGGATAGGGCCAGTGCCAATCGTGGTCTTTAGCGCCAAGCCGGGGCAGCGTTGCAAGTAAGCAGGTTCTTTGCCGCCCTCGGCAATGATTTCTGGATAAAGATTGACCATCCGGTTGTCGGCTGCGTTGACCGACCGGATTACATACGACGACCCGAGGATCGGCGTCTTCATTAGAAGTTGCCCGTAAAGATGTTAAAGCGCGGTCGGTTGACGAGCAGCGCCGCAGGCATTGCCATCACGTCATCCGGGTTGTTGATGCGCTTCAGGTCGCGCTTGCTAGTCATAGCAATACGCTGCACCTGCGGAGAGGGTTCGACACCAAACTCCGCTGCAAGTTCACAGGCCAAGTTAAATCGGAAAGCCCGCAGGTATCCCGGCGGGAACGCCAAGTCGGTATCCAGCGCGGCAGGCTGCGTCAGCGGCCTTACGGACACAAAATGGAACTCCAGCACTTTGGTCGGCACTGGGTAGATGTAAATCTCCACGTCCGGGTAGGTCATGTTGACCCACATAAACTGCGGATACGTGGACGTTACGGTCTTAACGGCAATATTGTTGTACTGCTCGTTGTTAATCAGTTTGATGCCATACGACACATTGGTCGAGGCGTCACGGAAATAGGTAGCGTCGTCCATCAGGATAGGACGCTCGGCTACAAACGTGCCGGTCGGTCCCATCGTAATGGTGCGGACGTTAGGCAGCCAGTTATAGATTTGGTCTTGGGTCGAATAAACCGCCAAACGCTCGGTACTCCACGAGTCGAGCATCTGGTTTAAAGCGGTGAGGGCATCCTGCGACGTGGCTGCGGAAGGGACTTCGCCCTCGGCCAACTGCCCGATCAGCCGCAACGCGCCGTTGATTTGATCGGCAGCAGTTGTAGCCATGATTTACTCCTTACGGCGGCGACGCGTTCTCAGCGCATTATGCTGGGAATTCCCCAACGTCGCCATATCTGACGACGCCGGGGACTCCAACTCATCAGGATCAGAGGGGTCAAACTCCTCCCATCCTTGTTCCATATCTTCCCTCGCTTCCAGCCAAGAGATAGCAATTTTTTCCCCATGTCTGGGGTGGCGAAGGTAGATATTGGACATATTACGAAGCCAGCAACGGCAGGCTGTACCACTGGGTAGCGCTGTACGCGACCAACATCGTCGCGGTGTTTGCCGCGATGTTGTAAGAAGCGTTAGCGGACAATGCGTTGACGACGCCGCCCAAAGCCGGGTAAATCTTCAGAATGGAACCAGCGCCATTCTTGACGATAATTACCTGACCGGGTTCAGCCACCGGCAAGATCACACCCTTCGTACCGTCAGCACCCGTGACCAGCGTGAACGCCGATCCAAGCGCCGCAGCGTCGGTCTGGGCAGAGCCAGTCGCCGCAACGGTCGAAACACCCAAGAAAAGACTGCTCAACTGCGGGTCAGCGTAGGCAACACCAACTGCCTGTGTATTAGGCATATCAATACCCCTTTAGGTTATGCCCCCGGCGGGCTTCCCCGCCGAGGGCGTTGCCATTACGAAATGCGGTAGACAGTCCAAGTGCCCGAGCCGGTCTTGCGGCAACGGAAGTGGCCTGCCGTACCGGCAGAAACCGCGCCCGCACCCACCAGCGTCCAGCCCGTGCCAACGGCAACCGTAATTGCGTCCGCGCCACCGTCAATGTTGGTGACGAAGAAGTCAAACGCCGAGTCGTTCTTCTCGCCGATTGACTGGAAGGCAGCCTCAAGGAGAGCCACCGTCGGCAGCGTCAAGTTGCCCGCCGTACCGTCAAACGTGAAAAGACCATTGACCAACTGGGCAGCGGTCGCCGTAGCGGCAGCCGTCAGCGCAGTCGGAGCGCCTTGCGTGAAAAACAGCGGCTCACCAAGATTGCCATCGCCAACCTGATAACCGCCAGATCCATTAGGAAATGCCATATTTAGTTACTCCAAGAATATAGGTTAATCATTAGCCCCAGAGGCGAACAGCCATCTGCGGACGGATCACCGAGTAGCCATACAGCACGTCGATACGGCACGGCATACGGTCGTTGTTGATGTCGTACTGACGAACAACGCGCATGGAGACACCGTTGTGGACCTGACGCGAAGCCATGTCAACGCCCTGCGGGAGCAGGAGGTCAGCCGTGGCAAACGCAATCGCGTCGCGGTGGTACACGAGGTTCTGCGGGTACTGGCTCGAAGCGCCACCCAAGAACGTCACAGCCGCGCTGGCCTGCGGGAACGAGTCCACCGTGGCAAGAGCATTGCCAGAGGTGTAGATCGCCGGGCTGATCGCCACAGATGCGTAGGCGCCAGCGGCAGCCGTCACGTCCGCCGTCACCACAAACTGCTGGAGCGAGCCAGTCGATTCGCGGGTCTGCGGGTTAACAGCAAACACGTTTGCAATCGTGAACACGTCGCCCTTCTTCAAGGTCTGCGTGCCAGTGCCGGTGATGGCAATGGTCGAAGTTCCCTGAGCCGAAACGGTCGTGGTCACGGTGTGAGCGCCCGAGCGGGTGCCAGTCGTGAACTGCTTGATTGACTGCGACATGGCAAGTTCGTCGTAACCGAGGATGCCTTCGCCCATCAAGCCGCTCTTGAACTGCTTGCTGATCGTGGACACCGGGTTAAACAAGCCCTTCATGCCTTCCACGAGCGCGGCGTTAGCAGCCGGGTTCACGGTGGCGTAGCGGGGCGACATGCCAGCAGCGGCTTCGTTCAACTTCTGCTGCGCCTGCAACAGAACGAGCGAGGTGCCCGGAGTCGTGCCCGGAGTACCAACCGACTGGTAAATGTTGTTGAACGAGTTAGCAACGTCAGCGTCGATGCTGGCAGCCAACTGGCTGATACGCGGCTTCAGCACGCGCTCGGCAAAGTCGTCCAACTGCATCGTCATTTCGGCGGTCGTGAAGTTGACGCCGATGTGCTTCTGCGAGGCAACCGTCAAAGTCGTGAACTGCTCGTTGTCGTCCTGAACTTGCAGGGCGGCACCGTCAGTCACAAGAGCGCGGTCCGGCAGACGGATACGCAGCGTGGTGCCGATCTTGGCGCCTTCGACAGCGTATGAGTCGTCGTACTGGCGGTTAACGTTACGGGTGATCACAAGGTTGTTCTCGAGGATTTCGAGAGCCTTTCTCGTGATCATATCAATAGTAAGAAGTGTATTAGCCACGAAAGTGTCTCCAAAAAGATGTTAGCGGTTACGCGCTTCCCACTGCTTAATCTGTCGCTGACGCTCGCGCTCGATCCACTCTGACGCACTCATGGCCGAAATTGACCGTGGGTCCGTCGTATCGTAGACCGGAGCGCCAGTGCCTTTTGCCGTGACAGGCTTAATAGGCGGGGGCGCACTGGTAGTCTTCTTAACCGGGGCGGGACTGTCGGCCATTTTGGCCTCAATCTTCCCGATTTCCTTAGCCTGAAGGAACTGCGGTAAGCGGGAAATGCGTTCGGCTTCCTTCGGATTAGACCCCAGAAAGTAGGCTATATCTGGCCCCAATTCTGACGCCTGAATCGTCTGTGCCATCACAGTCGTGATCGGCAGCGAGTTGTTGTACGCGACTTGCTCGAAGTCGTCGTACTTGTCACGCGCTGCTTCTTCACGCTCGTGATACGCCTCTAAGAGAGCCATCTGCTCCCGCTCTGCTTCGCGTCGGGCGAGGAGTTCCGTTGCTTTGCGTTCGGCCAGAGCCTCGGCATAAGCCTCGGGGTCTTCGTCTCTGCTAGGCAGTGCGGCTGGCTCAACCGGGGTCGATTGCGCCTTTAGCACCTGCTCTCTTTCCCAACTCTTACGCGCTTTCCTTAGTCTTTTATCAATGACTTTATCCAAATCATCTTGTGTAAAGAGTTTTGGTTCAGTCTTCTCCGGCTCCGCTACCTCGGGGGTAGCATCTACGGTTTCCGGGGCTGCCGTAGCCTCGGGTTCCGACACGGCCTCTGCCGCTACAACTTCAGGGACTTGATTTTCGTCCGACATAAACTTCCTTACGGAAACCTGATGAAACGCATCAGTACGGTAAAACTTTAACTTACTAGTTGCGCTGATGCAACAAGTTAGGTAACTCGAACCTTGACAACAGAGCCGGTGCGGTACAGGAATCCAACCGGAATGCCAGCAGCCGCAGCAGCAGTGTCATCGGCATAATCCTGAAGCGCCGGAATTGAAATTCTGCGATCGTTTCTAAAGGCGATGATTTCGTTGCCGTTGCTGTCGAAATAGGCGCCAGCATAGTTAGACGCCGTTTGATCAGCCCCAGCAACAGTTAAGCGTATATTCGGCTGAATTGTATATCCAATTCCAAAACGATTGCTTGTGTCTTTAGCAATTCCGTTGGTGGTATCAGACCACAAAGTAGTGGTGGCGCTACCAGTGCGATAAACCCGATTGGTTACTTGAACATTTGCTCCATCAGAAATGCCGCCGGGAGCATAGTCCATGATGGAAACAAGATTTACGCATTGAGCCACATTTTGATGAAACACGCTTGGGAACACGCTATTTCCTGAAGAAATAACTCGTTCCGTTGGCCCGTAATACATGGTGGCGCCATTCGGGTTATAAATAAAGTTACCCGTAATAGAAATGCTTTTGTTGGAAATACCGCCCGCAAAAAAATTAAACTCTGGCGAGAAGTTAGATTCCAGATGACAGTTGGTTAAGGCAAATCCAGTAGCACCCGTGATGTCGCAAATGCTGCCTTGGATGCCCTCGATGACACAACTGGTAAAACTTAAACCGTTAGTGCCGCGTGCAGGGTCAATACAACGAACAATGTTGAAGCCGTTTTCAATAATGCACTGCACAAACTTAACGTCATACAAACCTGTGACGTTAATAAAGTTGGCAGGGTTGTTTCGGATATTGCAGTTAGTAAAATAAAGCGTTTGCGTGTAGATCGGCGAAATAACGCAACGAATCAAGAAGAACACGCAGTCAAGGAATTTAATACGCAAGAAGTTAGGCGACAGCACATAACTTGCGTTGAAAAAACTGGACGATTCAAACCGAATGTTTTGGAACGTCACAAACTCTGACTGAGGAGCCGTGCTGTACGCCAAAGACGAATCGAAGATAACCACGTTGCCAGCGGTAAAGAACCCGGCGTCCGGCCCGTCACCCACAATAAAAAACTCGTCGCTGTTTTGGTCAACCAAACGATTAATGATAAGTGACGACGTAATTTTGCACTTGCCCGTAATAAGCAGCGGCGGCCAGTTGTTCGCGGCGCAATAGTTAATTGCAGCCTGAACTGCCGTTGTGTCGTCCGCGATGCCATCGCAAACAGCGCCAAACGATTTTACGTTTACTCCAACGGTAAACGACGACACCGGCGCTTTTTTCGTGACGTTTCCCTGAACAATAGGCACCACTTCGCTTCCCGACAAAGGACCAGAAGCAGCAGGAAGTTGCGAAATCTTAATGGTAGACATGGTTTACTCCAATTAGCGCTTCGGAACCGGCAAGGGCCATTCCGGACTCCACGGCGGCGCAATTACAGCGGCATCCGAAGTCATTTCAATTTGCTTGGCAACGGCTCGCTCATACGACTGATAGTCTTCCAGCGCGGCCTTTACCCAACCTACAGCCACTTCTTGCGAAATACTGCTATATGCCAAAAAGTTGGCAGGGTTAGGCTCGCCTAACAATACTTCATGGGATACAAACCCATGCTTGCCATCTTTGACATCCGACACCTCAAACTGCGCCTTAACGCAGACTTTTTCTAAACCGCTTTGATTTTTAACTTCAAAGCCGGTGACTTTCCAGTTAGCCATTAGACTGGTGCTCCTTCAACTTCCGTCCACGCCTGCGCGGCTTCGTCCCACGAGTACATCTTGCCGTCAGTTGGCATCGGCACCGGAGCCTGCCATTGGGCGTTCTCGTCAAGCGTCCATGACGGATACGGCTGCGGCGCTACGAAAGCGTCAATGTCAGCGCGGTAAGTGTAGCCGATACCAGCGTAGTTCTTGCGGATATTGCCGTTGTAACTGGTTTGTTTCCAGTTACCGCCGAGCAACTTCTGGCAGAACGCCACGCCGATGCTTTCCGACTCGTTGCCGTTAGCGTCAGAGGTGTCGGAGTTGGCTACGACGATGACCCGCAGCACAACATTGTTTGAATCAAGTTCACAAAAATGAGCCATTGTCTTACTCCTTCAAATGCAATGCGGTCAGGCTGCTTTCGTCACCAACATAGCCAGCCGGAAAAGTATTAAACGCCAAAGATACTCGATCATCACCCTGCACGGTTTCAACCATGTGCGTGAGATGTGACGGAAACAGCATCAAATCACCAGCGCCAATCTCAAACCACCACGAATCGCTGTTGTAGAGATTGTAGTTGTCAGTCGGCAGTTTGATCTGCTGATAGCCGTCTTTGTAAAAGTAAATCTTGTCCCGCTCACGGGCAGCCTTGAGGTACAGCACCCCAGACACGAACGAGTTGGGATGCGCGTGTTTGTGATGGTACTGACCGGCCTTGGTGTAGTTCAGCCACGATTGCGTCAGACGCAACGTAACGTCGTGTTTCGGCGCGTAGATGGAACGCAGATACTCGTTGACGCTGGCCTCTGCAAACGCCTTGAGGCTTGCCATCGTGTCGTGACGCAGCACATAGCGGTCATCGCTCGTCGTGTTGCCCATGTTGCTATGCGTCGGCTGCTCGTCCACAAACGCCAATTCCTCGGCGGTGTAGTCCCGCCCAAGTTCAAACTTGGCGACAGCCGTAGGAAAAAGGTTGTATGTAATCACGCAACCGCCTTTTCAATCTGGGCAACGTAGTCGTCAAACGCAGCCTGCTGTTCGGGCAACAAAATCGTCGGCACCGCGTCCTCAAGTTCCTTGATCTTTTCAATCGTGAACATGATTTCGTCCCACGATGGCTTGGGGCGCGGGTCTTCCCAGCGGGTGATCTCGCGGTTGCTGATCTCCCACTTTGCGCCGGGGCGAAGCAAGTGCATCGCCGTATCAATGCCCATAAGTTGATAGGTTTTCATGTGAAGTTGACCTTGAGGATGACAATACCGGAACCGCCAGCACCGCCTGCGGCTCGTTGTGCGGCAGGCCCAAATCCGCCGCCACCACCACCGCCGCCTGTGTTTGTGGTTCCAGCCGTTGCTGTTGCAGTTGTAGAGCCAGCCCCGCCGCCACCTGATCCGCCTGTGCCAGCGGGGCCGGATGCTTCTACGCCACCACCGCCGCCACCTGCATAAGTTACAGAAGAACCAGAAATACTAGACGCGGTTCCTGCGCCGCCATTTCCTGCGGCAGACCCGCTACCGTTTGCGCCTACTGCTGACGCACCGCCGCCACCACCGGCACCGTAATAAGGAGCAGCACCAGACCCAGAACCTCCATTGCTGCCCTGTGACGGGCTTGTGCTTGGGGTGTTACCAGAACCTCCAGCACCTCCAATAGAACCACCGCCACCAGAACCGCCATTACCACCCGCAGTAGCAGGGCCAGCCGACGCGCCATAGCCGCCACCGGCTGAAGTAATAGTGCTAAATACGGAATTAGAGCCGGTTGTGCCATTGTTAATTCCTCCGGCTGCGCCGCCCGTACCGCCACCGCCAACGGTAATCGTGTAATCGGTTCCAGCAGTAATGCTTAATGCTGTGCCAGCACGGAATCCTCCAGCGCCACCACCGGCACCAGAACCGCTACCACCTCCACCACCCCCCGCAACAACGAGGTAGTCAACGCTTACCGCACCCGCTGGTGCAGTCCACTTCTGCGATGACTTGAAGGTGAAGATTGTGGCAGAGCCGATGTCGTACTTGAGGATGACGATGCCAGAGCCGCCAGCAGAACCAGTAACGTGAGCAGATGAGAAATAATTGCCGCCTGCTCCACCGCCGGTATTAGCCGTGCCTGCGGTTCCAGCGTTATTTCCACCGCTCGCGCCTCCAGCGCCACCACCGCCTGCGCCTCCACTTCCGGGCGTTCCTCCAACCGTCCCACCGCCGCCACCGCCAGCATAGGTAACGCTACCACCGGAAATAGACGATGCCGTTCCTGCACCGCCGTTACCGCCAGTAGTTGATGTTCCGCCAGCACCAACAGCCGATGCACCACCGCCACCGCCGCCACCATAATTTGGCGCTGAAAATGCTGCTGCGCCACCATTTGATCCTTGTGAGGGGCTAGTAGAGGGTGTGTTTCCGGCACCACCTGTGCCGCCCGCCGCGTCTCCACCGCCGCCACCGCCCGAACCGCCACTTAACCCGGCAACACCTGGGCTTCTACCGCCGCCAGCGCCGCCGCCGGCGCTAGTAATAGTGCTAAAAACAGAGTTATTGCCGCTTCCACCTTGATTTCCAGATGCGCCTGCTGTGCCACCAGCGCCAACAGTAATTGTGTAATCCGTGCCTGCGGTTACACTAAAGCCCGTGCCGGTACGGAAGCCGCCTGCACCAGCGCCGCCGTTATATCCCGCACCACCACCACCCGCGACGACAAGGTACTCCACCGCGCTAACACCGCTCGGGCAAGTCCATGTGCCGGTAGAAGTGAACGTGGCTACGACAGATTGAACTGGGACAGAGTATTTGAGGATGACGATGCCAGAGCCGCCCGTGCCGCCGGGATTTGTTTCTCCGCCTGCGCCGCCGCCGCCGTTTCCGGTATTGGCTGCTCCGGTTGTGCCGGTTGTTGCGGCAGGGTATGAACCACCACCGCCGCCAGCACCATAAGTTACTGATGCACCGGAAATGGATGAGGCGGTGCCTGCGCCGCCAGAACCGGGTGATGCAGAGGGAACGCTTCCTGCTCCGCCAACAGCGCCAGCGCCGCCACCACCGCCACCATATGCTCCGGCTCCACCATCAAATGCACCATCGCCACCGTTATTGCCTTGTGATGGGCTTACAGAAGGCGTATTTCCTGTGCCGCCTAGTCTTGGCGTTCCAAAACCACCACCGCCACCAGAACCACCGTTATTGCCAGAGGAGTTTGTGGACCCACCGCCTCCTCCGCCAGCGGATGTAATTGTGCTAAATACGGAATTATTACCGTCCGATCCCTTTTGACCAGAGCCAGCATTTCCACCGCCATTTCCGCCAGCGCCAACAGTAATGGTGTAATTAGTTCCGGCGGTTACAGAAAGTCCTGTGCCCGTACGAAATCCGCCTGCGCCGCCGCCGCCTCCCGCTCTTGACCCGCCACCCGCACCACCCGCAACGACAAGGTATTCAACCTCGGTCACGCCGGTCGGGGCAGTCCAGTTACCCGATGCGGTAAAAATCTTGTATTCGGTAAACGCTCCGCCGCCCGCAACTTTGGCAGCGAGCAGCAAACTCATAATGCCGCTCATGGCTTAACTCACGTTGCCGTTAATAACGCAAACCGTACCTGATAAGAACAGTATTGTCGCCACGCCTCTTGTAGCCAATGACACCGTAGCCTTGTCCGCATCCGTACCCGCGATATACGCCGTCGTAATCGTGCAAGTAATCGTGATAGCGCCCGAGGTGTTGTTGAACACCGACACAACATCACCTAACGCAAACGTGGCGTCAGGAATGGTCACCGAACCGCCGGTTCCAACCTCAATGAACTCGCCAATGTCGCCTGTGGCAAGCGTGTACGAGGTGGTCTTGGCTGATCCCGAACGCGGGATGTTTCGATATCCAACCGCGTTAGTGCCGTCAGCCGTACAGTTAGACAGGTTGCCCGAGGTCGGCGTACCTAATACCGGGGTCACCAAGGTTGGCGTATTGGCAAACACCAGAGCGCCCGAACCCGTCTCGTCCGTCACCGCAGACGCAAGGTTTGCGCTCGACGGTGTACCGAGCCACGTTGCCACGCCCGTGCCAAATGAGGTAATGCCGGTACCGCCATTAGCGACAGGCAGCGTACCAGTAACATCCGATGCCAGATTGACAGACAGCGTGCCGCCGAGCGTCAAACTGCCAGAACTCGTCACCGTGCCGGTGAGCGTTAAACCGTTGACCGTACCCGTACCGCTAACAGATGTAACTGTTCCCGTGCCGCCGGTTGCCGCAATCGTAATAGCGCCGGAACCGTTAGTAATACTGATGCCACTACCAGCAGTCAGCGTTGCCTTCGAGAGCGTGTTGCCGGTGGAGTTACCAATCAACAACTGGCCGTCTGTGTAAGACGTTTGACCCGTACCGCCACTAACAACCGGCAAAGTGCCGCTAACTTGCGTCGTTAAACTAACGCCTGAAAGCGTACCGCCTAGCGTCAGGCTGCCGGAAGTTGTAACTGTTCCCGTAAGCGTAATGCCGTTAACGGTTCCTGTACCGCCAACTGACGTTACTGTTCCACTGCCGCCACCTGTTGCGGCGATGGTAATGCTGCCGCTGCCGTTTGTAATAGAAATACCACTGCCAGCAGTTAGCGTGGCTTTTGACAAGGTGTTGCCGGTGGAGTTACCAATTAGCAACTGACCATCGGTATACGAGGATTGCCCGGTACCGCCATTAGCAACAGTAATCGGCGAGCCGAGATAACCGGCGATATTGGCTACCGTCAGTTTGTAGTTAGACCCAGCCCGAGCAATGACCGTCTCGTCGGTTGCTAATGCCGGTGCGCCTGAAGGCAGTGCGCTGATTTTAGTGTCGGCCATGTCTTACTCCACTACCGGAATTTTTAAAAAGTAATTGAACCGGAGCCAGTCCAAACATACGTTCTATACCCACCAGAAACAGTAATTGTTGGAGAACCCGTGGTTCCTTTTGCTGCGGCAAAAGAGTCAGGATATCGGATAACGACTATTCCAGAGCCGCCCGCGCCGCCATTGTGATTCCAATAACCACTGCCGTTGTAAACATAAATTCCGCCACCACCGCCACCGCCTGTGTTTGTGGTTCCAGCGTCAGCGCCAGTGGTTTGATAGGCGCCAGCACCGCCTCCGCCAACACCGCCAGATATTCTTGAGCCAGTGTTTGTGTTTGCACCGCCACCACCGCCGCCAGCGTAAGTAACGGAAGTTCCAGTAATTGAAGATGCTGTTCCGGCGCCGCCAAATCCAAATCCTGCTGATTGGGCGCTACCGCCACCACCACTAGCGCCGCCACCGCCACCGCCCGTGCCAGTATATGACCCTAAAAAACCCGGATAAGACGCAGACCCGCCGCCATTACCTTGTGATGGGCTGACTGATGGTGTGTTGCCACTACCGCCTCCCGAAAAATCATCTCCAGTAGCGTCACTAGCAGCGCCGCCGCCACCGGAACCTCCCGACCCGCCGGGTCCAAACGCCCATCGACTAGAGCCGTTGCCGCCACCAGCAGAAGTGATAGTTGAAAAAACGGAACTGGAACCGGGCGATGCCGTTGAACCGCCTCCGCCAACTGTAACGGTATAAGTTGATCCGCCAATAACGGCTAATCCTGTGGCGGTTCTAAAACCGCCAGCGCCTCCACCGCCTTTGACGCCTGCTAATGCACCGCTGCCAGCGCCACCGCCACCACCACCAGCAACAACAAGATATTCAACGGTGGCTGGGCCTAAATACGGCAATGTGCCCGCTCCGCGTATCGCAATAGACGAGCCTAGCCCAATAGGCAGGCCATTTCGCAACGGAACGCCAAAGTAACGGGCCATCGGCTTAGTTCTGGTTAATCGGCTTTGCGTAGACCGTGCCGCTGGCAGACACCTGAATGGCGCTTACACGCCACGGAGCGCCCGTACCAGCGGGAACCAAGAACGGAATCGGGGTGTTAGCCGGAACCGGCGTGCTGCTGGTCGTAGCGGTAACGCCAACGCCAACTGCCACGTACGCATCCGACGTACACCACACTACAACACCCTGCGGACCCGGGTCCCAAGTAGCGGTTGAACCAGCAGTGCCCGTGTAGGCCGCAGTTCTGGCTGGGAACAGACTGTCAGCAAGGGGGTTAAGAAGTTCCATGTCGTTACCTCAAGCCAAGAAGCGGAGTTTGTACAAAGTGGACAGGTACAGCGAGACGATCTCGTCAATAATGTTCTGAATCGCCGTCTCTTCCTTGTCGCAGAACTTGTAACGGTTAGCCTCAATCTCGGCCAACTGGTCCTGCAAGAACTCAACGACGTTGCTCGTCTTTTTAGCCGACTGAAGCGAGATAGGGCCAATCAGGCCGTGACGACCTTGATAAGCCTCCGCAAAGTCGTCTGCCAGCCCCACAACGCTCTCATAGAACTTACCGAGCGCCTTGTGCTTAGCATACGAGCGGGTGTTCAGATGCACGGAATGGGTCACATCCCGCGCTAGGAACAACAAACCTACGAAGTCAGCCGGTTTCATGCCATACCCTCGCCCATCATCGGCGGTTCACGCGGAACCTCCGGGGGCATTAAATCACCTGTTGACATCATACCCGAAATTGTGCCCATCACGATGTCTTGGATTTGCTCTTCCGACATACCCGCCTGAACCGCGCTGATACGCTTGGTTTCAGCGTCATACGCCTTAATCTGCGCTTCCTGTTCCTTAATCCGCAGTTCCGTGGCTTCCATGGACTGCGAGACGTTCTGGAGCATCTGGAACATCTGATCCATCTCAGCGCCCATAGCCTCAATCTGCTGGTTAGCAGCCTGCAACGCTGGGTCTTCGTCAGGATCGGAGAGCAACTTCGGATCAATCGTCTTAGCCAGACGCTTGGCGATTTCCTGCGCTCCCGGCCAATCCATGTTCTTGACGAACAGGTCGCCTGCCACGCCCCACAGGTTCGGGTTGGCTTGCAGGATTTGCGACATCGCGTCCATCGCCTCTTGGCGCTTGGTCATGTAGGACGGGCCAGTCGTGACGGCTACGTCGTACTTACCAACGGACGGGTTGTAGATTTTTTCGATGACCACGCCAGCCTGATCCACCAACTTGCGGACAGGCTCTTGCTGCATCGGGTCAATACGCACCGTCGAGGTTTCCCCGTCGATGCCGATGATGCGAGCGATACGCTGGGTATCGTAAATCTTCGGAATCAAGTCAACGAGTTGACGCGTAACGTAGCGGATAGCGCGGGCAAGGTTATCGACGTAATGATATGACCCCGTATCGCCCTGACGTTCACGCGCCAATATGGCCCGACCCGAGCGCTCGTTCGACGTGGCGCCAAGGCTAGAGTCATAGTAGCCCGTCGTAGACTTAATGTCGTCCGACGCGCCCATCTTAGCCTGAATAAGCCCCGTTTGTGCAAGGGGTGGGGCGGCACGCTGGGGCAGCGGCAGCATGTTGCCAGCGCCGTCCGTAACGTCAGGATTGACCTCCAAATACGGCCAGTTCTGGGTATTGGCCGTCTTCCACTGATGCTCGTATCCCTCGAACTGCCCACCGTAGCCGATAAACGGCGCTTTGGGGGCCAAGGCGAGCATTTCCGCCTCTTGGGATACCCAGTAGTTGTACATGCGCTGCGCGTCTTTAGCGTTACGCACGAGGCCGCTAATGTAGATGCGACCTTCCACTTCGTATTCGTTGCCGACCACGCGGACAACCGGGATCGACTTGCCCGGCCACTCCTGCTCTTCTAGCACCTCGTAGCCGTTCGTCTTCATCCACTTAATCTTGCGGATGTCTACGTCACGGGTGCGAACAGGGGCAAGGCCCATAGCCTCCATCTGCGCGGCTTCTGGCGAGTCAGCGTAGGCGGTCATGCCGCCCGGATACAGGTTTAACTTCGCTTTTTCATAGTAAGCGTAGAAGTATTCCGCAATCCGTACTGAATCGTCGGTAATCCACTGCGCCAGATTCTCGTCACCAATACCACGGCTCTGGATCGACGAGATGGGTTCGGCGTCAGGAAAATGACGCTCAAACTCCTCACGGGGCATGTCCTCGGTTATGAAACACCATTCTGCATCGGCTCCGCACGGGTCTTGGATGTGCGGGTCCATATATACCGAGAACGAGTTACGAACGCGAGCGATTCGGATGTCTTGGTCAAACGAATCCGGGTCGCAATACTCGGTCAGGATGCGGATATAGCCTTCGCCATACGTGACCTGATTCTCACAAGCCGTGTCGTAGGCAACGTCAGCATCCGAGATGTACTCGATATGCCGGACGATACCGTCAAACACCTCGGCGACTTCGATATCCGCCTTGTCATCGACCGGGATGACCTTGCCCGCAGGACGGTTCTGGCGCTGGTCGTTAGTAACCTGCCGGACGTGCTGGGGCAGTTTGTTAATGGTAAGGCAGGGACGAGCGTTAATCGTCTGACCCTGCACTGCGCCACGGGTGGCTAGGACTTCCTGCGGCCACTGCCAGCGGTTGTCCGGGCTACCCGCCATAAAGCGCAGGTCATCAAGTTCGCTGTCACGCGACTCGCTGTACGCCGTCAGGGACACCTGCATCCGGTGACGCGCTTGGGCGAGAATATCCGCCGTATTGCGCCCACGGCGACTCTGGGGCGTATTAGCCACCTGAGCCGCGCCCTTTATCCCTGTCGGGTCTTTAGCCATTACTTGCCCTTCTTACCGGCTTTACGCTTAACCGAATACGCGATGGCAACGGCTTGCTTCACCGGCTTGCCAGCCTTTACTTCGGCGCGGATGTTCTTACGAAAAGCCCCCTTAGAGGCGGACTTTACGAGAGGCATTAACGCATACCCCGTTTCATCGGGGACGGTCGGAAATCAACCGCAGTGCGGATCATGTCCTCGTTAACGCGCTTAGGCATACGCGGAGCAGGCATACGGGGCTTCTGCATCCGGCTGTTTTGGATCATGTCACCGACTGTTGCGCCGGGGGACACGCCGATTGGACCGGGGTTTTTCTTTCCGTACATGTTTCTTAACCTTTTTTGGAGGATTTGGCGGGTTTTCGGGCGGTAAGGGCGGATTTTCTGAAAGAGGCAGCCGTTGGAGCGCCTTTAGAACCCGGTTTACGCATCTTTTCGCCCGATCCCGCAGCGATTCGAGCGCGTTTAGCATGAATGTTCGCATATAGTCCCTTTTTTGCAGCCATTTCAGCATTTCCATCGTTTTAAGGATGCTTTAGCGCGTTCGGCTGGCCCCTTGGCGTTGCGAACGACCCCTTTCATGCGAGCGCAAAACGACTTTTTACGTCCTGCGTCCGCTTTTGTCTTCGGACTGGGCGCCGGAGCCTTCAAGTTAGACCCTGTTGCACGATTATATTTTGCACGGCCTTTCGCGGTCAATCCAGCCCCTCTTGACACGGACTGCTTTTCTCCTCTACCAACTGAGAGGCTGACGGACTTCTTAGCCATTAGGCACCCATCCTTCGTATCAAACGCTTACGCGCCCATCCAAGTGTTGATCATGCCGCTCTCGCGGCTCGTGGTAATCGTGCGGGGTCGCTCGCGGTATTCGCGGTGCGCGACCGGGTATGCGAACGTGACGGCGATGGCGTCAGCAGCGTCAGGCGAGGCAAGGCCACGCGCTTTCATGTCTTTCTTCGACTCCAGCAAGATAGCGCCAGAGGAATTAATTTTCTGTTTTGGCCCTGTCAGGTCAGCCTTTAACTGCCTATCATTGGGCAGCGCAGCGTCTTTCAACCACGCTTTCATTTCGCCCCACAACTCTGCACGCTTGTTCTGCCACATAGCCGGGGTCTTGGACTTCCATCCGAAGTTAACGCCACGTACTACCTTATAACGCTGCTCTTTCAAACGATCAAGGATGCCGTAGCCCAAGCCACCTTCGTCGAGGACGACAAGCGCAGGCTGGTACTCGTCAATCGCATCAATGACGCGACCCACTACTTCCATCGTGTCTTCGCCTTTGAAGCGCTTGATGGCAACGATGTCGCGCCCCTTACGCACGGCAATGACCGTGGAGTCAGCGCCAGATCGGGCGGGGTCAACGCCAATGACTATCGGTGCGGTTTCGTCTTTATAAACAGAGCGACCAATAGCCTGATCCACCAGACTAGGAGGAATAAACTGATCATCACCCTCAGAAGGAAACTCGCCATAGACTTCCACCTTCGCTTGCGGTGAGTCGATGCCGTATTCGTCGATGATCTGCTGATACACCGACTTATCGGTTTCTTCAACGGTGCGAGCGTCAATGTTGCGGGTGTTCCAGAACGCACGCTTAGAGTGGAACGCCTCGAAGAAGTAGCCCTCGTTACGACGGGGGTTACTAAACGACATCCAGAAACGGTGCGGGGTGTTCTCTGTAAAGAAGCCTGCCGTCACCGACCAGATAGGGTCAGGGATACCGGACGCTTCGTCAAAGATGACCATAACGCCGTCAAAGTTGTGCACGCCCGCATACGAGTCGGGGTTCTCTTCAGACCACAGGCGACCTTCAACGGACCAGTAGCGGGTACCTTTCTTGAGGTCGCGTTCTACCAACTCCGCAATCCATTTAGCGGGCATCACGCGGGTGGCGCTAATCTCAAACCAATGCGAATTGATCAGGAGCGCTGCCCACTTAGTAATTTCTGCCCATGTGATCGAGCGTAACTGGGCTTCCGAGTTAGCCGACACAATGGTCGTCGAACCAATCCGGGTACTTAACATCCACAAAATCAACCACGACACGAGTGCCGACTTACCGATACCGCGACCCGAAGCCGTTGCCATACGCAGGACTTCGTAGGAGGTTGCAGTCTTATTCTTCGCAACATGTCCGGCGATGTCGCGCAGGATTTCCCGCTGCCACTTACGCGGACCCTTGAAATGTTCGAGCGGCGTACCTTTCTGGCCCCAAGGGAAAGCGAGTAGCACGAAAGCCTCTGGGTCGTCCCTAATTACGGGCGACCAGAGTTTGCTCATCAGCAACTCTTCTTCTTCGGGACTATAGATCGGCTGTTGCACGTTCGTCCTTCAGGATTAGCGGCTCAGCAGCCTCATGCGCTAATTGATCCGGTGTAGCGTCAAATACGCGGCCCGCCAAGACGCGAGATTCTGCCTCTTGCAGCGCGGCGACAATACTAATCTGGGATTTAATGTCCACTTGGACTTGCTGCTTTGCGACCCATCCGTGAAGGTGGGTAAGCAGGGCGAGGGCTGCCTTGCTATCTCCCTCAAGCGCGGCAGAGCGCAATTGAGCCGCCGCCTCAACTTCAGAGTCCGCACGACCTTTCCCCTCGGCTATCGCAGCCGCGTTATCTAACTGGCAAAGCCTACGGTACTCAACGGGCAGCAAACCAGCCGCAAAGGCTAAGGCGTCACCCTTTAACCCAAGTTTGGCAGCCTCGTAAATCTTATCCAGAACCTCAGGCGATGCCTTTAGTTCACGAGGCGCAAAAGGGATGGACTTAAAGGATTCTGTTACGAGGTTCATACCGGAACTCTTTGCCAGAACAAGC